GACCTCGCGCGGCACCCGGCGCAGCAGCAATAGAAACCCCATCACATTTCTCCCGGAGGAATGTAGCTAGAGAATGGGTCGCGCGGGGCAGCCTTCAGTTTTTCCCAGCCACGCAGCCCAATCACAAGCCCGTCGAAAGCGAGCATAGCATATAATTCTTCCGCAGGGATATTAATACCCATCGCAGGCAGTATCACCAGCACGAGCCATACGTTCGCCGTGCAGGCCCACCCCGCCACCGGACGCCACCACACGGACGTTGCCCGCAGCCGCCTGCCGATTTCGTTCATGCCAGAATCGCCTTGGCTTGTGCCACCCGATGTGCGCGGTCCTCAATGCCGTTATAACCGCCGTTGATGAGCCGCGTAATCTGCATACCATTATCCGCGTCCGCAAGCGTGTTCAGCCCCTTGCGCTTCCAATAGAGGCAGGCAATGTAAACCGCAGTCTCTGGCACTTCGGCAAGGCCGGGGTTCTCGACCAGCGGCAGGCCCGTCAGCGCCGCGTATTTCGTGTAGTTATCGCGCCCCGTCAACTGAATGATGCCGCGCCCCATGAAGCGCCGCCCATCGCCGGGCTGTGTATTGCCGAGATTCTTGCGCCCCTCGTAGCGCGCCTGTGCGGGTGTCGGTCCCCATATCTCACGCAGGTAGCGGAAGCCCCCGCTCTCGTGCGCCATCTGCCCTAGCCAGTGCGCGAGCCGCAGTTTCGTGACAATCTCGTAAGGCTCCAGATACCGCGCGCAGCCAAGCCCGATGGCGTCGGCGTGTGTCGTGCCGCCCATGTGCCGAATGAGCGTCGCGTAAGTGACGGGGCCGGGGACGCCGTCAGGCTTCACCCGCAGTCGAAACTGCGCCGGTCGCCAATCGAAGGCCGCGCTCACACTGAATCAACCCAGATGGTGTCAGGCTTCGTCGGCCACTGGTCCACCGTTACCGGAGGATTGAGCGCGTAGAACACGCGGCTGATGAGTTGCTCAATCACTGGTCTGCTCTCCACTGTGTTTTGGGTTTAACGGGCCACTGGTTCATATACGTCACGGGAACAGCATAAAGAAATTGCCCGTCGCCGTTAGGGCAGGCGAGGCGGTGAATATCACGTTCAGGTTGTTGCCGCCGTCAATCGAGTTTGCCCCAACGTAGAAGCGGTTTGCTTGGGTTACGCCAATGTCCTTGACGCTTAGATAGTCAATGCCAGTGGTGACGTTGGTCAGGTTCAACGTGCGGCGGGAGCCTGCGGAAGAACTGTCAACCGTAACAACATTGCCTGCGGAGCCTGTAATGCTCCAAGTGTCGACGGGGCTTTGGTCATTGGCAAAGCGAACTGTGTGTGCGACGGTTTTAGTGGAGGCGAGTTCGATGAAGGAATTGGTTCTTGTAATAGTTGTCGTAGATGTTCCTGTTGCGCCGCCAATAGTCAACTTGTTGTATTGCTGACTGCCTCCTCTAAACTCTCTGGCTGAGGTAGAAGTACTGCTCAACAAAATGTTTGCCGTACCAGCATTGAACGTATAAAACGCTGCCGCAGAAGACAAGTTCCACACGCTATTTGCAGTTCCAGTGCCGTCACCGCTTAAAGTCCACAATCCAGAACCCATGTTAATTGTCTGGTTGTTGTTAACATTTGAGTTAAACCTTGTGCAAGTCAGGTTATAGTCATTCGCATCAAACGTGCCGCGAGTGTGCGCGATTATATTGCTTGCGCTATAGGCATCACCAAGCTGGAACGTGCTGCTAGGAGCGTCTACCGTGATTGGGAATGTGATGGTCTTACCCGCACTTGTAAACACCATCGTGCTGCGACCTGAGAAGGTTTGTATAGAAGTGCCAGATACAGTTACGCCAGAGCCAAGGGTGTAGGAGCCGTAACGGGTTGCGGTAGCGTTGTGATTAAGTGTGATGCCTGTGGTTCTAGTTGAGGCGTCCAGAGAACCAATATTATATATTGCAAGCGCAAGCGTACCCGTTAGCGTTGTGGCGTTGTCAATTACAGCCGTGTCTTGGGCCAGCGGAAAGTTGTTGTTGCTACCTGTCCCGCCAGAAGTAAGCGCCCATGATGAAGACCCCGCCCAAGTCGTGTTTGTCCCAACTCTATACGCTGTCTTAGACGCAGGAAACGTAATCCCGCTGTTGCCACCACAGTCGCCGCCACGGGTAGGCGAGATGGGCGCAGCCACCCCAGCGATGGTGATGTCGCGAAAGTCGCAGTCATCAGCCGATACAGCCGCACAGGTTAGGGTGCGTGTTGTGCCGATGAGGTCAGAACGAACGAAGCCGCGAGCAATAACGGACGATCCAGCGCAGGTAAAAGTGCCGTTGACGGCTTGGTCGGCGGCAATAGACAGTTGGCTTAAACCTATGGCGCTAGCGTTTAGCGTCAGGTTGTTAAAAGTGTTTGCGCCTGTGATCGAGCGAGTGCCAGTGGATGTGCTAGTGAAGGAAACGTTGTAGAAGGTTTTATCAGCGCCCCTAAAAACTGGGGCGCTTCCGGTTATGCTAATCTCAGAAGTTCCAGCATTAAAAGTTAAGTTTCCCGGATTATTGAAATCCACACTTTGAGTGGCGCTGCTGAGTGTTACCGTGCTGCTATTAAGTGTAATTACTCTTGTATTTACAGAGTCAGCCCTAAACAAAGTGCTAGTAACATTGTAATTACTTGCAGATGTATCAAAAGTGCCCGTGACTATATTGATAAATCCGCTTGAAGTTAACGCATCGCCAAGCGTAACCGTTATACCAGTGCCATCGACCAGAACTGTACCAAGCGTCTTACCCGCAGTTGTTAGCGTCCCTGTACCTGTTAACGTCATCGGCCCGGTGTGGGTGTAGGTCATCCCAGCAACAAGCGTAATGCTGCCAGCTACGGTAATTGCAGCCGTGCCAGCAATTGTCCCTGTGAACCCGGTGCAGTTGATGGACGCAGCGCCAGTGTTACCCGTAGCAATCGTGCAAGTGCCTGACGAGTTTGCATCAAAAAACACATCGTCAGCGGTCGTGGGGACACTCTCGCCGCCAGCGCCACCGGACGTGGCCGCCCACTTAGTGCCTGCCGTGCCGTCCCAAAAGGCAGTTCCGCCAACCCAATAGCGATCCGCCATCTCAGCCCTCCACAGGCTTCAGGACGATCTGCCCGTCAATCTCGACCTGCTCATAGGTCACGCCGTCAATTTCAATCGTTTCCGGTTCAGGCGCGGGCGGGTTCTCGACGGCAAACAGCCAGTTGCTCAGCCGCTCCGTCTGCATCTCAGCGATCTGCGCCTGTGTGTAACTGTGAGCGGCAGGCAGGTGTAGCGCGTCACGAAACACGCCGTATGGGGTTTGGAACTCGAAGTCGAGCTTGATTGTCATGTCTGCTTACGCCTCCGTAACGGTTGCCACGGCGTCCCAAAAGCTGTCCGTGGTGTTATAAACGCAACCCACATAGGTGATTTTTGTCGCCACAGTCGTCGTCGGCAGCGTGATGCCCATCGCCCTAAAAGCCCCCGCAGAGGTAGTCCAAGTGATGCCGCGTGCCGTGCCGTTGTCCTCAAGCCGTATCATCAACTTCTGGCCATCAACCGGAGTGCCGCTGGGCAGCAGGAACGTAATCGCTCCTGTAAGCCCCTCTGCTTTGTAAACGTCCGTCGTGTCGCCGTTAATCGTGAGGTTCCCAGACGTGCCGGAGGCAGCGACAACGCGCGGATTAATTCGCTTGTCCGTCAGCGTCTGTGTGTCAGTCGTGCCGACGATGACGCCAGAGGGTGCCGTGACGGTCGTGAACGCTGACGCGCCGTTTCCGATGACCACGCCCGTGAGCGTCGTCTGCCCCGTGCCGCCATTGGCCACAGGAAGCGTGCCTGTGACCTGCGATGTAAGCGATACGCCCGAGAGTGTGCCGCCCAACGTCAGCGACCCGGACGCCGTTACAGTGCCGGTCAATGTAATACCGTTGACGGTTCCCGTGCCGCCCACCGAAGTCACCGTACCGAAGAACTGGTCAGCCGACGAAATCGTGAAACTCGGATACGTCCCCGTAATCGTGGTCGTACCAGCCTGCGTCAGCGTCACCGTCTGGTCGGGCGCAGTGTTCGTGACCGTGATGCTGCCCGACGTGGTAATTGGCCCGCCTGATACGGAGATGCCCGTACCCGCCGTCAGGTCAACGCTCGTGACCGTGCCGCTACCACCGCCGCCGCCCGCAGGAATCCAGCCGTCCGTTGACAGCACATATCCCGCTTCAGCGAGCAATGGCTTCGGAACCTGACCCTGCTGCCCGTCGCCCGGTACAGGCGGAACGAACGTGCCGAACTCAACGATTCCCGAGTTCGGAACAATAGTCACAGTTACAGACCTTCGATAAAGGCTTTGTGCTTCTCAATTAGAGACACACGCAGGGCTTCGGCTTCGGCCATGGTCGCGTCAGCCGCAGCCTTCGATGCCATCGCCGCCTCAACGTCAATCGCAAGACGCTGCACCAGCGAGTCAGCCTCACGCTGCGAACGCTCCGCATCGGCCTTGACCTTCTGCGCGTCAGCCATGACAGCCGTCGCCTGAGCCTGCGTGTGCATCGCCTCGGCAATGATGCCCTCAGCCTTCGCACGCGCGTCACGAGATGACTTCGCGGCCTTCTGCTTGGCATCGGCCACAATGGCGTCAGCCTCGCTCTGAGCCGCCTGCAAGGCGGCAACAGCGGCCTCACGGTCAACACGCGCCGCATCGCGCAGGGCGACAACTTCCGACGCTGGGCCAACGGCTTCAACCAAAACACGCTGCTCTTCAATGAGCGTCATTAGCTCCTTTGTCTTTTCAGCATAACTGGTCGGGTCAGACACAAAGGCAAGCAGGTCAAAAAGCTGATTCGCGCCGCCAACCGAAGCGCCCGTGATGCTCGTGGCAATCATCGTTGTTTCCTTAACCAGCCTGAATGACGGTGAAGCGAACAGAGCCAGAGCCGCTGTTCAGGATGATGCGAACCGCCGTCGCCGGATAGGCAAGGTTGCTATCGAGCGTCGTGGTCTTCGTGGTGAGGTTCGGGTGCGGAATCCAGTTGCCCGATGCAGGCGTGTAGGTCGCAGCCTGCACGTCATCGAACGTGTACTGCACCGTGTAGTCCACAGTCCCCGTCACCTGACCGCTGAGGGTCACGTTGAATGGAGACACGAAATAGTCCAGCGGAAGCGGGTTGCCGGTGACAGCCCCGCCGCTAGCATCGGATACAGTGGAAACCATGGGGCGCATTATTTAAATCCCTTGAACGGGCGAGCGGGCTTCGTGCGGGTGTCAGACTTGCCCTTCATCGGAACAGTCTTCTTCCCCGAACGTGCCTTCAGCGCACCGGGCTTGTCAACCGCGTGGCCAATCCAGTCTTTCTTACCGCGCATCAGCAGGCCCACTTCTTTCTAGCGAGGCGCAAACGACTGTTAGGGTCTTTCGCCGCCTCGGGAAACTTCTTCATCTGTCCAGCAGACCTAGCACAGAAACTCTTTTTGCGCGAGCCACCTTCGGGCTGCGGCGGCTTTAAATTGCTGCCGGTCGCACGGTTATACGCAGCGCGGCCCTTGGCAGACAATCCGCCGGACGCGCTCTTATGCTCAGCCTTGAACTGAAAGTCCTTCTTGCCGCGCATAAATCCTCCCGCGAATGAATGGGGCGACCGAAGCCGCCCCAAACATTAAACCTGCGTAACGCCGTAGAGGCCGGTCTGCGTATCCGCATCTTCGATGTAGATATACAGCGTGAGCCGCTTAACGGCATCAGCAGCGTCAGGAACGGCGTAGGTGCCGCGCACGTCGTTCGTGGTCGTGGTCGCCGGGCTGGTCGTGTCAGCCGCAACAAACGTGCCGGTCGTGACGAAGGCGTTGTTCCAAGCCGTCTGCACATAACCGCGACCGTCCGCACGATACGGAAGGCCGAACACATCGCCAGTGCCGACAAACACATCAGTCGCAGTCGCCGAGTTGGCAATGCTCGTGATGGTCTTGAAAGCCTTCTGGCCCGCAACCGCAGTCGCGCCGTTCAGCGTGATAGCCTCGGACATGGCAGCGCCATATACGTCAGTGCCGGTCACTGTCAGAACAGCCGTAGCAGCGCCCGCAGCGTCAACGATGACATTGCGGGGAACGTCGAGAGTGACAACGCCAGACGAAGCCAGCGAGCCGTTCAGCGTGAGCGTGCCAGCGCCAGAGACGGTCTGCTGAAGCGCAATGCCGTCAGTGACCAGCGCAATCGGAACCACATCGTAAACATAGATGGGCGACATGGGAGCGCCCGGAAGCGAGCGTGTATTGAACAGCCTACCGACCCGGACGCCATCAGAGAAATGAGTCATAGATATTCTCCTGTGCTAATGGGGGAGACCGAAGCCTCCCCCACCGGGACTTACGAAGCGCCCTGCGAACCCCAGCCTGCGCGGAAGTTCGAAACACCGAACGAGTAACGCTCAATGGCCTTCGCCTTGAGGTTGTCGGTGTCGAAGTCCGTGTAAACATCGGTCTCAAGAGCTTCACGCTCGTAGTGCTTGAAGCCATTCGGGGCGTCAGTCTGAAGGAACCAAGAGTTGGTATCCGTCAGGAACATATTGACCCGATAGCCCTGCGGCACAGCGGAGTTGCTGTAGATGGCGTTCACGTCGTTGTTCGCCGTGTCGGTGCGGAACTGCGACTGGAGCAGCCGGGTGGCCGTCCACTGAAGTTCAGCAGGCACGATGAGCTTCGTCGGCTTCGTCATCACACGCAGGCCAGCGGCATCGCGGAAACGCTGGACGCCGACGATGGCATCCTGAAGCGACGTTTCGTTGAGGTCGGCCTGCACAGTGAAGGTGTTCGCCACAGTGCCGTTGTCGATGGGGTGAGCCGTCGAGTAGAGCGGCTGGCCATCGCCAATCGGGAAGCTCGCCGAGAAGCCGTTGTTCAGCACGCTAGCGCCGAGAACTTCCTTGGTCTGCTCCATGGACTGACGGAGAGCCTTCGCCTGAAGCGGGAAGGACGACTGGTAAAGGTTGTCCTTGATTGCCTGACGAGTGATGATGAAACCAACCGACGTGTAACGATTCACGTAGTTGGTGACATACCGCTGACCCATGTCCTGATAGGCAGTCGAAGCGCCTTCAGCCTTAATCTGGGCGAGACCAAGCAGCTTGACCTCGACTTCGATTTCAACGGCCTTGTCGGACGAGTGCTTCTCGAAGATTTCCGACCACTGGCCGGGATACATCGGATAGTCGCCGAATACAGCGGCCAGCCCCGGACGGAGCAGGTCGCGAATGGCGGTAGTATTGATAGCCATGTTGGTTCTCCCTGCGAGCCGTTAGATGCCGGTGATGCCGTTACGATAACGGGTGTCGTTCAGAGCGACGAGCCAGTTAGCGAAAGCGCCGACAGCGTTACCCGGAGTCGGGTCGAGCGCGATGATTTTCAGGTTCAGCGTGTTCGTGTCAGCCTCAGTGGCGTTGTTCAGCGACACAGCCGACTGACCCGTAGCAGCGGAGCCAGCAGTGTAGAGGAAGTTCGCGTTGAGACCACGGTCGGCCAGAGCAAGCGGAGCACCCGCAGTGCCGGTGCCGCTGGTTTCCTGAATCGTGTAGACCACGTTCGGGTCGTCAATCACGAGAGCCGTGACGGTCGTACCCGTCAGGATGCCCGGATTGCCCGGCCAGTAAGCCTGAAACTTCGCGACGCCAGTGCTGTCGATGTACTTGACACCCTGAAACACACCGAGAATCGGCGAGCCTGCAACGCCAACACCGATGGTGCCGTCAGCAAGCGTGGTAACGGGGTCGCCGTTGTACAGAGCAGTGGCGTAAGTCGAGGTAATGGGATATTCATTGAGCGCACCGGACCACGCCGAGCCGTCGAGCTTTCGAACAGGCTGGAGACCCTTGGGCGCATTGGTTCCGTAAGACATACGGTGAATCCTTTTGCTGGGGTTGAGTTCAGTCTGCTGGTACGTGACAGCAATCGTCGTGTCAGCCGGTACGTGACGGCTATCGAGTGCGGTGGATACGTGACCACCATCGGTCAGTAGATAATACGCGCTATTATATCACAGTCAATACAAAAAAGACCCCCGCCGCAGAAATCAATCCGCGACGGGGGCAAGTGGCTGCGACGATAAACTACACGCCGCAGACCGGAGCTTAATCCTTGAACGCCGTCACGCGCTCAAAGGCCACGCCACTGTCGCGGTCCTCAAAGCGCGGCAGGTTCGGGTCAGTCTGCCCGGTCCACGCCACATCGGTAAGCATCTCGATATTCTCACGGTCACGGTCGCGCTTGCGGTCGTTCACATCGCGCGTGTACGCCTCGCAAAGAATCAACCCGCCGCGACGAATGACGGCAACCTCGATGCCTTCGTAACCCGGAAGCGGGGGCGGGACCATCTCAGGGTGGCGACCAGCAGGAACCGGCTGCCAACCGCGAATCATGCGGTCAGTCATGTTGTCCGGGTCTGGCTCGTTGAGCGTCGATTCCCGAACCCATGCATAGGTCATGTTGGGCGGAATCTTCTCCTGCGGCACATACAGTTTCGACTGATAGTGCGCCTGCGGAGCGCGACGCTGTTCGTTCTCGCGGCTATCCGACGTGCGGGATTCCGCGCTGCGTGAAATGCGGGCCATGGTCATGCCTTCCTCTGCTTGAGTAGTTGTAGTGCGTATGCCCGCTCGCCCTCTGCGGGAGTGAGCCGAGCGCCCGTTGAACTGCGAATGGAACCAGACTGAGCAAGCTGGTGCGCCAGACGCCGCTGGTCAACGGTGAGGCGGATAGTCGTAGAGGTCTTCGCAGCCGCGCCCGGAACGCCTGTACGCGCCACAGGGGCAACGTCAGAGCCACGGCTCATGGCAGGCGTCCCGCGCTTGGGAGTCTCGATACGTTCGAAGGCATCAGGGAACTCCTTTCGCATATGACGGTCAACCTCGGTGAAGTATTCCACGCCGCCAATCTCGTCAGCGCGACCCTCGGACTTGTAACGACGCTCAACACGGCGGGCATACAGCGTCGCCTCCTCGTGCATCTCAGGGTCGAAGTCCTCGCTGTTCGGCTGGAACCATGCGTTCGTCTGAATCCACTCAGCCGTCCGTGGTTCGAGCTTCGGCATGGCAGCCGCAGCAGGCGCTTCAGGCGCGGGTCTTGCCACCGGGGCAGGCGCGGCCTTGTTCTCAGACAGCCATGCCTCAGCGTTCTGTAGCGCCTGCTGATGGCGAAACAGTTCCTGCTGCGCCTCGACTTCCGCCTCGGAATCGCCAATCGACTTCGCCTCGATGAGCGTGCGCTTCGCCGACGAAATCTGCTGCTGCAAGGAACGCTCGTAATGCGTCATCATCGCGAGGTCGGACTGACGCCGAAGGTTCTCGGCTTCCGCGAGACGCTGCTCGTTCTGCTGCGCGCGGGCCTCAGCCTCGGCAGCGCGTCGCGTCAGTTCCGCAATGCGCTTGTCGGGGGAACGCTTTCGCTTCGGTTGTTCTTCCTCGGCTTCCGCGCCCTCTGCCGATTCAGCGGCTTCGGCGCTTTCGGCTTCAAGGGCAGGTTCTGGTTCGGCAGCCTCGGGGATTTCCCCACCAAGTTCCTCCTCAGTAATTTCGATTTCTACTTCGTCTTCTGGACCGTCACCACCGACGGGAAGTTCGCTTTCACCGCTCATCGTTGCGCTCCTTAAAACTTGTCAGCGAGATTGGCTGACTGCACATCCGTAGGGTCAACAACCACGGCCATGATGCGGTCATCCGGCAGCAGCGCCACGGTCACGCCGCGAAACGATACAGCCGTTGCCTCATAGCGGGGAATCATCACCCAATCTCCGGGCTTGCACCACGGACCAGACGCGGCAAACTTCTCGCCCTTGTAAGCCTCCGGCCCCATCGCGCACACAAGCGCCGCGACAGACTGGTACTTGTCTTCCGCACGCGCCATGTCCGGCAGATACAGCGAATACGTCGAACCATCGTCGCGCGTACCCGTCTTCAGTTCCTCGGGCCGCACGTAAATCTTCAGCGCCACCAGATAACCGGCAGGCTTCATGTCGAACGGCTTGCCTGTCAGAGCAATGAACTGCTCGTCAATCAACGTGCGCGCAAGTTCTTCTTCGCCCGGCTCGATATTGCTCATGCTCACTTCTTCTCTCCTTTAAGTTTCGTGGCTTCCACGTTCGCGTCAAAACACGCCTTCGTCATTTCCAGCAACCGCTTGTCGTTCTCCGCAAGCGTATCGCGCGCCTGCTTCAACAGGTCGTTGCAAGCAATAAAACTCTCACGCAACAGTTTAACCGCACGCAGGTACGCATCCTCGGTCACGAATACATCCCCCGCGCCACAGTTTCAGGGCGCTTGTCATCGTCCGGCTGAATCATGCGGCGGTAAGCGTCCTGCACCTCATGAATAGCCACGTTCAGCGACCGGATGGCCGCTTGAATCTCGACAGTGGACAATGCAATTTCTTCCGCCGTGCTGGCGGGGCTATACGATGCGCCGCTCCCAGACGCGGGGCGAAAGCGCACGTTCGTAGCCGCCTCCACGAGACGGTCACGCTGGTCAGTCAAGACGGCGACAACGCGCCGCGTCAGTTCTGCTGCACTCATAAACTTCTCCGGTTGTTTTCCGCCAATCTGCGCTGGCGTTAACAGGTGTTACTTGCCGCCAATTCCCTTGCCCGGCTTCACAGCCTGAAGCATCTCGCCCTTCTGAGTCATCATGCCCTTGCGAACCTTGCCTGCGCCACCCTTGGCGAGCTTCGTCGGCGTGTCGCACTGGCCCTTACGCATCTTGCCCGCGCCACCAGCGGCATACTTGCCCGCCTTGCCGCCGCACTTCATGCCGCCCATTTCAGTCGCGAGCTTCTTCGCAGTGTCGGCGCTGGTCTGGACCTTGCCGCCATCCTTGAACCGCGCGCCAACCCGCAGGCCGACGCCCTTCGCAGTCCCAGCCTCGCCGGTTATGCGGCTCTCGCGGTCAAGGTCGCGCATCATGCGGCCCTGCATACCCGAATAATCCGGGCGCATCGAGCCGCCAACGCCGCCAAGCGACGCGCGCATATCACCGATGCCGTTGCCCGCGCCCATAGCATCAGGGTTCCGCAGGTTAATCGGCATGATACGGCTGCCAATGCGGCCACCGTCGGCTTTCTTGAGAACGCCCGTGGATTTTGATTCCTCGTCGGACTTGTACATACCGAACGGCTTCTTCGCCTTCGACGGGGCAGGCTTCGAATCGGCGGCAGGTTTTGCTTTTTCACGAGAAACGGCTTCTTTGCGAGCAACTTCCTCGCCCCGTTGCCAACCAAAGAAACCCGAAAGTTTGGAGCGAGCATTTTCTAGGCCGACAGAGGGCTTGCCCGAAGGCGCAGCCGCCTTAGTGGGGGCGGGCTTTGCAGATGGAGCAGTATCCGTCTTCGGGCGCATAACGCCCACAGACGAGGACGCCGCCTTGCTAGCGGCTGGGGTGAATGGGGTCGCGGAAGGAGCGGGCTTAGCCTTCACCTCCTCCTTCAACTGTGTCGTGTAAGGCTTCCCGTTGAAAGTGAACTCCTTCTTGCCCTCCTTGCGAGCGGCGGCAAACGCCTTCTCAAACGGCGACAGTGTACCGCCTTTAGCTTTCTTCACAGGCTTGCCAGCGTTCTTCGCGTTCTCGGTCGCGGTCTTCGCAACAGTTTCCTTGCGCGTCTTGCCCAGCGGCGTGTTCCCGCTGCCCGTGACGCCCTCATCCTCAGGCTTCACATCAAACGGCATACGCTTCACAGGCCCGCCGACCTTGAACGCAGGAATTGGACGAGCCTTCGACACCTTGTTTGACGCAACGGCGGCGTTCTTCGCAAGTGGCTTCGGCTTAGTCTCAGCCATGAAGCTCTTGCCAAACATAGCAGCGGCCTTGGCTCGCATATCGCTACCGTTCATCGTCTAACTCCGTTGCCCAGCTTCATAGCCTCGATTTGCAAACGGGTATCTCTATCCGCCGCCTCGCTCGCACTATCCATTGTTGCCTTCGCCATGTCAACCTGCGCCTTGCGTTCGTCGGCAACAGCCTTCTGCTTGACCTTCTCTGCTTCCACCTGAACCAGCGGGTCAATCGGCGGCTCAACCGGCTGCGGCTTGTACATCGGAGCCAACTGCTGCATCGCCTGCGCGACAGCCATTGCAATCTGGTTCTCAATCTCAGGCGGCATCTGCGTACCCGGAGGCGGCAGCGGCTGGCCAATAATCTGCTCGACCTGCAAGCGAATCTTGAACGCCAGATGCTCGTTGATGTGCGCCTGCAACTCAGGACTCTGCTCCGCAATCGGGCTGTGCGCCGCAATGTGAGCGTCGTGGTCCTGATACGCCGCAGCCTTCAGCGGCTTCTTCATAATCGCGTTCATGTTCTCGGACAGCGGGTCCAGCGGCACGGCCTCCACATTCTTCTGTGGCATGATGGCCTCAACCTGCTCAGGGTTAATGCCCATCTCCGCGTACATCTGCCGATACGCCTCACGCAAATCGTGTATATCCGGCTGCTGCGTCGCGAACCTCAGCAGCGCCTCAGCCCTCATCATGCGCTGCGCCGACGACGAAATGTTCGGGTCGCTCACCGGAATCACGTCAATGTTCGACGAGAAATCATCCCGCATAATCGCCGATACACCGCCCCGCACAGGGAACGGATACGGCGTGTCAGGCAGATGCTCGCCAAACAGGTCGGCAATGAGCTTCAGTTCCTTGCCCAATGACTTGTGCGCTCGCTTGAGCGTCGCTGACTGCACCCGTGTCGCCGCTTCCATCAGCGCAACGGTCGTGCCTATAGGAGCGTCCTGACGGCCTTCACCAACGGCAATCTCGGCAGTGTTGGCCAGATTGCGCGCACCCTCGTATGTCTCTTTCAGCAGTTCCAAGGATACCGCACTCGGCTCCTTGTAAGGCATAGCCATGATGGCGTTCTGAATCGGCAGACCGCCCGTATCAATCTCGCGAAACTCCGTCGGCCCGATGCCGATGTTGTTGTCGTCCATACGCATACCCTTGACCCGAAGGCCACCGGGGAAATTGTTCAGCGTACCCGCGTCAATCAACTGCCTACGAATCGAAGTCGCCGTCTTCGCGCTGTTGCCCAGCAAGTGAGCATAGCCCAGCCCGTAAAACCCAAGGCCCGGCAGGAACTTATAGTGAACAAACCGAGTCTTCTTCTGGAACGCGAGGTCGCCCTCTTTCCAGTTACGCCGAATCGCCAAGACCTTGCGGCTCTGCTCCTCGATGCTCACCACATACGGCAGCGGAATCCCATCCTCGTTCTCAAAGCCCTTCAGGTCGAGGTCCGCATACACCTCATACACCCGATATTCGTTGCCGCCGTCAGCCGGAGCCGTCAGACCCTGCGCCTCGTCAACCGCCGCGCTAATCGGCGTCTGCCCATCCGTAGGCTGCTGCGGGTCGCTCAGTTCAATGTCGCGATACATCCCCGCAACCTGCGCCTGACGCATCT